AAGGTCATTTCCGTTTTCTGGAGCCATCGAGCAGGGAGCTCGCGGCCTCCAGGTGATTTGATCCGACGGACTTGGTAAGTAAGCTCGACATCAGGCACTTCGAACTTATCGACTTCTTCCCACCAATCTAACACCGCCTGCTTTACTTTACTGTAAGGCAAGCCAGGTGTACCAAATGTTGCCGAAGGACCAATTCCGAGTACAAGAGAGTTGTATTGCGAAGCAATACTTTTCTCAACATGCTCAATGAATGGTATCCTATCATAGCCATTTGGAATAGGTGAGTTGATATCGACAAGTTCACAACCTTTTTCAACATTGATTACGTCAAACAGAACCAGACGCTCAGCCAAGGCCCACAAAGGATCGTAGACGCCCCGTAAAAGGGATGGAAACGATTTCCCAGTGTGTTCCTTAAATAGCTGAACTTTGGTTCGGTCTGAGTTACCCCTTGTGGGTAACCCAGAACCTCCTTCGGCGAATGAATAACCATTCCTGAGACCGAGTGCTGCAGTTTCTTTGTAATATCTAGGATTCCGTGAAAGGAATCTAAGGATTACAGGTTTGCAACTAGGTAAGGAGTCCATCATACTCGAGATGGCATAACACTCTTTAAGGATCCTTGGTAAACGAACTATCCGTTGATTGGATACTTCTACTACTTCGGGTTCCACGATTGACTTAATAGGTACTGAGATTTGACGCTCAACACCTATCAATCGACCATTAGCGTAAGAGAATTCGTAAAGACGTTCAATAAAGACGGCTCTACGAGGACCTTGAACACTAATGTAGTGTTTGCCTTCTGAGAATGTGGCTCCGCACCGCATTGCAAGGGAATTGAACTCAAGCATAACTTCGGACCAACCACCAAAAAGACCATCGTCTCCACAGGTGAGGAAGCGATTTAGCTTAAAAGCAACCTTTAATGGAACCCCACGTCTTTGAGCAACTATCTTAATTGACTCACGCCACCAAAAAGCGTGTATCAATGACAGTATTGCCCATGACACTGGGAGTCCCATTAGGATGCCTCTTTCAGTTAATCGAACTTCACCATCTGGCCACTCGATCAATTGGGTTTCGGTTAACTCAATGAGAGAATCTGATTCTAACATTGTGAGTTTTCCCGATCCAATAAGACCGTGGACCAGAGAGGAGACTAGGTCTAAAGGTAGAAGGTCCGTTGCTGACTTGAGGTCAACAGAAACTAGGCACTCATCAGAACAACCCTTCATGTATTCTATGACATTACTGTCTTTGAATCCTTGTAGAGTTGACTGTGTCTCAGGACAGTTCTTCAGACCCCTCAAGAGGCGTTTACGAACAATGTGACCTAGGAGGTGTAACCTGGCTGGAGACTTAGTTACCACCCTCGTTTTCAGGCCCCGTTCCCTTAGCACAGTCACCTTGGATTGGACTAGTCCAAACTCGGATTGGCTGTGAA